GAGTACAACCAACTTTAATAAAATGCTGAGGACTACCATATCCATTTGCACCTTCACAAAAGAAAGCATCACCACCTGCACCCATTATAGCTGGCTCAAACAATCTGTCTTCTACATGCTCTGGTAATCCATCGCCTTCTATTTCACCAGTGTCAGGGTTAAAAGTACGCTTGTACCTATCAACCTNGTTCACCGGTTTCTGTGTCATACTTATGAAGCACTTCTCTAGAGACTTTGTAACCATTTAGTAATCCCTCATGGGTGATTTTCATTTGGTACATTGTAGCTCGTTTAGAAGCTGCTTCATCAGTAAGACCTTGCTCTATAAGTTCATCTTTGTATTTTGGATGCACATATTGCATATTTACAAAATTAAAGAATCTCTCACAGAAATCGTTCCCGTGACCTTGCTTCATCTTTCTCCACAAGATTGGGTTACGCAACCATCTAGTCCACATCTTAACTAAAGGCATAAAGTCTAGATCTTTATCTAAGGAATCAAATATTCTATCTACTAACGCTTGTGGCATAGGTATCGTTGATACCACTCCATTATGCTTAAGAAAGAATTCTCCTGTAACTTTGTTAACATGAATGTATTCACATTGTGTTTCAATGGTTTTAGTATAGTCTACAACACATAAAGGAGCAAATGCAGCCAATATTTCATTGTATTCTTCTACTGTGTTTACTACAGCGCTAGCTGCTGCTAGTGCATTCATACTGTCATACAGATCTTTGCTGTAATCTACTGTAAATGGCGTATCACCATAACTTCCACAGATTTTATTTTCAATAACATTAATTGTAATCATAATTTAAATTTAATTGGTTAAAAAATATACCGTATTGTATTCCACGGTATTGTTGCTTTATGTAATTCTTTGAATTGTCTAATATACTCAGACTTCATTCCAAGTTTATATCTAACATTTTCTCCTCCATATTGTGAGCGCTTTAGTTCTTGTTTGTCTAGAACCCATAAATCTACTTCTGTTTCTGGGTGTCTACCTACATTTACTGTGTGCTTCTTAAAATTGTGAGTCAAAAATATACATTCTGATAAAACTTGATCTTTATACGTAACATAATCATTCATCATATCAAATACATATTTATAATCTTCTAGCCATCCATCATATACTATAATGGGGCTGTAATTAACATGTACATCATATCCAGCATCTATAAATGCATCAATAGCTTTTATTCTATCAATAATTTTACTAGTACCTGGTTCGTGTAAATCTGATTTATGTTGTGGCATAAGACTAAATCTAACCCGTATTTTACCTTCAGGATTAAACTTAGTTAGGTCAGGATTTACAAACTTAGTTGCAAAACTACCCATAGCTACAGGATGTGTTCTAAAAAAGTCAAATATCCTTTCCCAGTCATGATACTTAGCATGCAACGCAAAATCCTCGTTGCAGCTAATATCATAAGTAGTAAATTCTGGATGAGTCTGATTAGGTTTATCTACAGGTGTAAAATACGCATGATTATTAATCTCAGTCAATATATCACCGGTATTTGTAGCTATAGACAAACCTTTATCTTTATGACGCTTCATATAACAGTAAGAACAGTTATATAAACAGCCATAACCAAAACTAGGAGATATAAAGTCTGTAGATCTACCAGAAGCTCTAATCTTAAAAGTTTTCCTTATATCTTTAGTTATCAGTTTTCCCATGTTTCTCTAGCTTTAGCTCTTAAATAAACTCTGACTTCTTTCTCAAGTTCAGCAGACATATTACAGTCTCTATCTTCAAGACACATTAGTTCGTCTAACATTGGTTTAACATCTTCTGCAAATTCTACTATATTATCATATTTAGCTAATATACTTAAATCAGCAGCCTTAGCCGCACTAATATCTGACAAAACAAACAATTCTTTAGACTTTTGTTGTATTAAATCTGCATCATCACACTGTGTCACAAACTTTTGAAATTCAAATAATTTATCCATATGACTAATTATATCTGGAGCCATATTTGCAACTTTTCTGTATTCAGCCAGTGAATAATTATCATGCCTCAAATCCATGAGTTCACAATAATCTTCTTGTAGTTCAGGGTGTATACATTTTAAACCTTGCATAAATTTAAATTTATTTATTTTCTCTAGTTTGTGTGCTGTGTAATATTTAATAAGTGAATTGTCCATAGTGTATCCGTTATTATCTGTTAATTGTAAAAATAGTTCATCGATGTGTTTGACATTAGGGTTTTGTGTAATAAACTTAACTTTATTTTGACTAACACGTATTAGTTGTGGTGTATCCCATCCTTGTTTAGGATTAGCCCATTCATAATACTCACCTTTGTGATGCCACTGTAAAAATCTAACTGGCGGATGTTCATACCAATAAATAGGATAACTTGAAGACTCTCTTTGATTACCATTGTCATGCCAAGAAGCGTTTGGATAAACTTCTTTAAAATGTGGAGAAACCTCTTTAAGTAATAAAGCAGCTGCTCTCATTTTACTCTCATCTTCTTTAGTGCAATAATAAATACGATTAGAACTATCCATAAGATCTTTAGCTTTAGGTTCTATCTTTTCTAAAGTTAAGTTATCATCTTTTAAATGGTCCCATCTAAGAGTATATGCTACCATCCGCTTTTCTATCTCACGGCGCTCTGCAGCTGTTAAATTACTATATTTAGCCTTTTCTAATTGCTCTTCTTCTATATCTTTACACTTTGCAATAAACTCTTCAGATACTTCTACTTCATCATAGTTTTTATACCACTCAGATTCTTTAATAAACTTAAGAATTACTGTTCGCTTAGCGTTAACTCTACCTTTCTCAGTTAAAAGTTTTATCTGCGCATCACCTGTAGCCTTAAGTATATCTTCTCTAAATTTAGTATCTAAATCTTCTAAAGTATAAGTACAAACTTTATTATGACTATAAGAATCATCTCTACCTAATTGATGTAAATAAGAATCTTTATATTTACTAAATTGCTCTTCTCTAGCATAAAAATGCTTAGCATCAAAGCTATTCCAATCTTTTACTGGCTCTCGTTCCATAGTACTGTTTATTAAAACTGGCTTCATAAGCTTTAAGCCCTCAAATAATTTAGTTATGCTCTCATATTTAATTCTAGGATCAGGTCCAAACTTAGGTTTAATCTGATCTTTATCAATAATACGTGAAAGTTTACTTAAAATTGGATTGTCACCGGTGTCTCCAGATATAATAGCCCTACATTTAGAAATCCACTTTAGAAAGTCAGTTTCTTCTAGTTGTTTCTCTACCATATCACTAGCTTCTAAAGCGGCTGCTTGAATTACACCTTTAATGTATTTCTTAGTAGTTTCGTTCCATATAACTTTCTCACGAGATGGAGTAACATCTACACCCTCTTGCAATACAGTTTCTGTACCGTCTTCATTAGTAACTACCTGTCTAGTTGGACACTTAAAAGCAACACAACCATACATTTGTTGCATTTCTAGCTCTTTAAAATCAATATAGCCGTAGTTAATACCTGTAGAAGCATCTTTGTCTTTTACAAGAACAATATGAGGCTTACTAAAATAGTAACTATCACCAACTATTATATTTTTAGAGTTGTAAAGTACTTCAGTTTTAAAATTAACGTTTCTTGTTTGCTCTTCTTCGTCTTTAATTTTAAACTCAACGTTATCAAAGTACATTAACTGCTCTTCAATAGCATCTTCAAATTTAGTTCTGTTGTGACGCTTTACACCAAACGATATAGTAGTTTGATTCTTACCACCATATAGCTCATAATATACTTTAGTACCATCACTAAAAGTAATAAATGGATTAGGTTTACCTTCTTTTACATTAAAAGCTGGTATAATAAAATCAGTCTTGTAATTATAACAGTTACATTTAAATCTCATACCATTATATATAGTCTCTATAGTATAGAAATCTACACCGGTTGATAGCGCAGCTTTTGCACCAAGACCAAAGGCACCAAAATTCTCACTGGTATTTCTTTTCGTAGAATAACCCAGTTCCAATATGCCTTCTAAACGTCTTGCTCCAATACCTACACCATAGTCAGTTATTGCAAATGTATCACAATATCCAACACCTTCATTTTGTGTATATAATAGATCAATATGATTAGACTCAGTATTTAAATATCCAATACTATAGTAATCTCTATTAAAATTACTGTCTTCATACTGATCACCATGGCGCTCAATATAGTAGTCTTCAACTTTCTTTTCACCTAGTAATATTTCTCTAGCTATTTCTTTCTCACGTTGAGAGTCACATGCATTGGTAACAAGTTCTCTAATCGTAGATTGTATTGGCATAGAATATTGAGTAGATTGAAGAATGTCAAATACCATTTTCTCAGCGCCTTTGTTAATTTTCTTTGCTATGCCGGCGCTACCTTGCATAGGCTTATCAATAGTTTTAATACTCATAAAATTTGTGTTTAATTGGTTTATACTAGTATCCCATATCACGCATCTCATCCGCTCTCGCTTCTGCAATGTCGTCTAGCCTTTGATTTCTATATTCATAGTCAACCATAGGTTCATCAAAATGTTCTTTACATTTGGGATTGTCACATTGGTACATCTCACATCCACATGGGAATGTTACTTCGCTGTATTCATAGCCACAGCAAGGGCTAACGTTTTCAGCCATAATTTAAAGTGTTTAATTAGTAAATAGAATAAACGCGGACTTACATACAACCGGGCCTCACTCGTTGTTTGTCAACCATTAGTTGCAATGCCCGTCTAGGGGTAACCACCTAGGTTTATTCTATAATTGTTTGATTAGTTCTACCACTTCGTCTACTTGCTTTTTATTTCTAGGCATAAATAAAACATAGTGGTGATTATTATCTTTAAGATGTTTTTTAAATAGCTTCCATCTCAAAGGAAAAGACTCATTGGCATAGCCTTTTGTTTCTATAATAAATTTACCGTTAGGATCTACAAAATCAGGTGTGTAAGTAATTGGTCGAATCTTACTACCTTTATTGTAAAGTTTTTTAGCAGTTCCTTCATAACATGCTAGTGGGTAAACAAGCGCTTGAAAAATAGTAAAAGTTTCTTCTTCATACTTAACATCGATTTTAGCTGCTTCTAATTTCTTATAACAGTGCAGTTCTAAATTAGATTTAAAGTCTAAACCTTTGTAGCTAGATTTCTTAGCATTCTTTACTTTAGATTTACTTCTCCTCTTCCAGGCCATAATTCATGACGTTTGTTTGGAGGTACCCTTCCAGCCCTCTATTCTTACTCCATATAAAAGCCTGTCCACATCTAAGTGTTCCTACATACCCCTGTGTTTTATGCCAAGCATCGTTAGCACAAATAGATGGTATAAACCTAACTTTAGTCCCCATGTATTCATTAAGCATTTCTTTATGCTTATGTCCACAATGTACTTCCCTAACTTTAGATCTACTCCACATAGCAGGTTGTTCTGTAGCAATTAAGAGCGGTAACTCTTGCGCTTTTTCTTTATCTCCGTGTGTAAACATTATCATGTTTATACCATACTCATAATATTTACGTGAATCTAAACCATTGTCTATATTAACGTTTTTATTATTATGATATAAAGCATCTAAAACTTCTCCTACATAGAACATACGTTCAAAATCATGATTACCCTGTATTACAACTACATCTACCGGGGCAAACTGTGTTAAATAATCAATTGCTTTTGTAACTAAATGCCAATAACCTCTAAAAGATTGACGCCATCGCATACTATCTTGTTGAGGTGTACCTTTAGTTGTAGCTCTACTCATACCTTCTGAGTTTAAACCATCATTACCAACCGGTAATAAAAATCTCTCTATATTTAAACCATCTGCTTTTCTATGTAAATCTACAATAGCTTGCATGTAATGTTTTTCTATAGCATCAAAAGGCTCATCAGTAATTTTACCATAATGTATATCTGGTAATGATATTTCATACAACACAGGATCTTTTGGTTTTGTATACTTAATCTTAGCCACTTTAGCAGATCTATTTTTTATATAATCTAGTAGCTCATCTTTAACCTGGGGCTGTTCATGCCACTGGTTATGTGTTACTATACTATAACGTTGTTCACCATTAAAGTTTTGCCAAAATTTAACAGACTTTACATCTGCCATTGTTAAACCATTATCTAACAAATGTTTTGTAAAAGCTTGGCTTTCACTAAGCTCATGACCATTATCATTGTTCATACGTTCTTGTACCCACTCTTCAGAAGTTACAAGTTTTTTACAATCTTTAATAATAGCAATATCTACTTCCCATTTGTCAGCTAACCACTGCGCTCCTTTCTTTAACCATCCTTTTTGCTTTCTGAGTTTTTCAATAATCTCTTCTCTATCCATTTAATATGTTTTTAATTTCGTTAAAACTGCATACTTTCTTAACTAAATCTGATGGATCCTTAGATTTGTAGCTATCTGGTATACAGATATTATTAAAACCATATAAATCACAAATCTTCTTAGCCATTGTCTGGCCTGGATTTGTTACTTTGTCGAAATCATTGTCGTATAAAACATCTATTGTAGTAAATCTAGCTTTTAAATCTTTTACTAACTTTTCTGAAGGTATTTGCATCTCGCTCTGTAGTGCAATTGCATGATAACCTGCTGCATGCAAACACATAACGTCTTTAAGAGATGATGTAATGATAAGTCTCTCACCTTTATACGGGAGTTGGTTATAGCCTTGGACATCTGTCTTTTTTGTATTGCTTAACCACTTATTTTGTTCTTCATAAGGAGAATAAATTTTATATCGATTCTTGAATCTAAAAGCGTAAGTAATTGATTTACAAGTAAATCTAGTACTATTTACCCAGAAGTGACTTATAGGTTCGACTCCAAACATAGTTAATATTTTTTTACTAACCAAATATTGAACCCAAAACTTTGCATCATCTCTAGTCCATTGCCGACGCTTCTTTCTAATAATAACTTGAGACTTAGTATAAGAAGGTACTTTATCTTGTCTATAAGCCATAAGACCCATAGTAAATTTTATACTATCTTTTTTAGAACTAAGGTTAAGATTAAAATCATTATCGATAATATTTAGCGCAGAGTAGAAGTCACAGTTGTATTTAAACTTTACATAGTTAAAGCAATCAAATGTATGATCGCTAGAACCAAAGTCTTTATACAATAGTTTGCCGTTATAAGGTATTATAGAAACTGTAGGTGAATTATCTTGTCGAAGGTCACTCTTAAATTTCTTACCCAATATTTTAAAGTTAGGGCAGTAATACCTAAAAATGTCATACTCAGTAATTTTACTAAGTATGACATCGGTATGTAGGTGATCGTTACTATCTCTACGATCAATAGCCATTAGAACGGAGCGTCTTCCTGTACTTGTGGATCTGCAGGTACTGTCCAGTCTTCATTCTCATCAATAGTGTCTGGTGTAACTAGACTTACTGTTGAGACATGCTTACCCCATTTAAGGTCTGCATTGAAATCATGGTTTTTAAACTGAGAATACTCATCATTAAGCGCTTTAACAAATAGATCGTCTCTTTGAGGTTTAACTCTGCCAAAATATCCAGTATAAATACCTTGATACTTGTCATCTTTAACACCTACTAGTACTCTAAGCTGATTGTTTTTAAGTGCTGCACAAAGAGTTTTAATCTCTGCTACATTACCATTTACAATATCTGCCATTGTATCATAGAACACAGATCCTCCAGCAGCAACGTTAGCCCAAGCTTTAGTAAACTCAATCAACTCTCTCTCGCCGTCATAAGCTTTTCTTTGACCTTCTGCTTTCCACCAGTCATAAGTTGGTGCATCAGCTGACCATGTAGATTGACCTACATTGTTTAGCCATAAAAACTTACCAGTTTGAGATTGTTTATGATTATTCTTTAGAAATAAATCTAATTTAAATTTACCATCTTCATTTGCTAGCCAAAACGTCACTTTATTCCAAGCTTGATCGTTACTAGTTCCTGAATATGCAGGCTCTTGTTTTACATTCACATCTAGTGCGTGTAATTCTGCCATTGTAGGGTTAACCGCTACAACATTTACATTTGTTAAACCAGAGTAGAATTCTCTTCCTCCTCCAGATACTTCTTCCGTACTTGCATTACTTTGTATTGCCATAATTAATTATTTATTGGTTATTAAAATTGTGTAAATTGTGTATTTGTATTATTTTCTACTGTACCATGAAAAGTCTCTGTAGTTTCTACAGGTATACTAGTTTGGTTAGGACTTATAGTTTCTACTGTGTCATCTACAAACTCAAAAGATAATTTTCTAACTTTCTTAGCTTTTTTACCTTTAAGTGTTGGATGTTGAAACATTTGTTTAACTTCCCAAGATTCTAGACCATACTTAGTCTGAATACCAGTTCTGTCTATACCATTCTCTAGATCTTCTATAATCTGTGTAGTAGTAATTTTTGCAGGCGTTACTTGTTTTACAACTGTGCCCTCAGTTGGTTCATTTGCTTCAATCATGTTTAATTGGTTTTAATTATTTAATCTATAAAAATTTTTGACCATTCTAAAGGCATGGCCTTGCCCTTTAAGTGTGCACATCTAGTACCAGCAGCTATATCATCGAGAGAATCAAAAGAAATCATAGTATCTGTTCCTTCTCTGTAAATGTAACCAATAGCATCTGAATTAGTGCAAGTAATTTGCTTAATTTTACCAGTTAGGTCAAGATCTTTTACTGCTACCTCTTTACCTTTCTTTTCAAGCATCTTATCTTTTAGGTGTCCAACTAAGATTACGTGATCCGCAAGTTTATTCAGTTTGTCTATCCATTCTTTGTAGGCCATTCTTAAATATAAGTAGCCAGCGCCGTTTGGCAGTGATAGAACTGATGCTCCAGGATTATTTTTCTCAAAGTTTTTACCCATAGGAGTTCTCATATATATTTGCTTAGCATAACCTTCACACCATTCCTCTAGTTTAGATATAGTATCTATAGCTATATATTTATAAGGTCTCCCCTCTTTTATAATTGCTGATCCAACAGCTTGTAGTTCTTTCAAGTTATTTGCTTTTACTTTTAAAGCATCAACCATATCTGAACCATCTTCCAAGTCAATGATCAAACAGTTATCTAGTTTTGACAATACAGTAGTTTTACCTATCTTAGGTGCACCATATATTATCATATTCTTTGGCGATTTACGGCTCGCCTTAACCTTTACTTTTGGTAATTCCATAATTTCCATCTATATTTTATTTTTTAGTTTTTAATTTATTCCTCAATGTGTCTCTTCTAGACATAAGTCTTGTAGTTTCTTCTTCGTTATTTTTAAACCTCTTTAACCTTTTGTCTACTTGATTTATTTCGTTTAACACTGCTACTTTTGCTTTGTTTTTCCCATTTCTTTTGCTCATAAATTTCTATATTTTTAAATAATTTTTCATTTGATCTATCTTTTACAAATAATTTATATAAGTATTTTATCATAATCTTTCTTTAATTGTAAATGTTGACATTTCAGCTTCATAAGGTATCATACCCAATAAGCCATCACGATTCTTTTCTATATGTACAGCTAGTAATCCTACTGGATCTTCATTACAATATTTATCTGTAATACCATACAAGTCATTAGGTCGTTGGAGCATCATTACTACATGTGCATCCTGACCAATACTATCGCCACCAAACAAATCTGTTAGCAAAGGCTGATACTGTGCTTTAGCCCTATGTTCTGATTCTATGTTACGATTTAGCTGAGATAATAGTATATTAATACAACCTAAATTTGCTTGCATCCACATACATCCTTTACTCACATCATTTAGTTTTTGTAATTCCATGTCTTTATTACTCAAAATTAATCTAGAGTGATCAAACACATTAACTACAATTGAGTCTGGACGTTGGTTAGCTATATCTAAATTAGCTTGTTTAATAAATTCTATATCTCTTGGAACGTTATTAAAATACACAGGATAATTCCCATACTTCATAACTTCTTCTTTAAATCTTTGGTACGATTCGTTTTCTAATCTTTTACCTACAGATAATAGTTCTCCTACTTGCTTGTTTATACCTTTTGAACCTGCACGGAGTATCTGCTGATAACCGGGCATCTCGAAAGACCAATACAATACTAATAAGTTCTTACCTATGTTTTTATCTAATAAGTCAAAGATCAATTGATTACTAAACGCTGACTTACCTACACCTGGACGACCTGCTACAACATACATCTTACCTGGTTGTAAACCACCTAGTAAGTTTTTGTTTAGTCTGTCCCATTTAGTAGGATAAACCTGACGTTTACCATTCATTCCATCTGCTACTTGATGTAGAGATGCGCTAATTGCTTTTCTAATGCTTTTAAACCCCTTAGTCTTAAAGGGATCTTGTGATTCTGTTGGTTTCTTGTTTTGTGTCATTTTCATCTAAGTTTTCATACTTTTCCCAAGTATGGTTATTAATCCATGTCTCTAAGTTTTGCATATATGCAAGATTGTGCTTTTCTATTGTAAGTTGTGTGTTTAAACAGTCCATAATATGTCTGTGTTTATACAATTTATCACCTACAATTTTTTTATACTTTGCCTTACATTTAGCATTTGCCTTAGCATCTGGATCCTTAGCATGTAACACTCTAATACCTCTATCAGTAGTCATTACTTTCATAGGATATGTACCTATAAGCTCAGCAAACATCTGATCAAAATTAGAAGAAAAGAGGTCTATAAACTCTTGTCTAATAAAATGTTGATCAGGTGCTTCGCCTAGCTTAATATATCCTTCTTCTTGTAACTTCTCTAAATTTGGTTTAAGATTAAGATTGATCAATTTAGCATAACTTTCCTTATGTATTATATAAAGATATAGAAAATCGTCTGCAGACATTCCTGTCTGCTCTAACACTTCAAAATCTATATCAACATTCATATGGCAGTAAAGGTTATAAAAAGTTCTGTTATACTATTTGTTAAATCTAAAGCAAATATAATAAATTCTGTTATTATGTACAAATATTTTAAATAATTATTTCCACACAACATTCTTTAATGTTTTTGTAGCGCTTTTTAACCACTTTTCTTCTTGAGAATCAGCAACATACAAGATTATAATTTGACCTATTTTATTCTCTTGAAATCTTACTAACCGCCCTACACGCTGTATCATAGACAAACCTTTGCTTGTAATACCACAAATTATACCCATGTTTGCATTAGGAACGTCAAACCCTTGGTTAAGAGCTTTTGTTGAACAAAGCACATTTATATCCCCTGTTTTAAATAATTCAAGAGCTACATCTCTTTGTTTTTTAGTCTTTTTAGAATGATAAGCCATTGCGTATGGAGCTATAGAATCACATAACTGATCTGTAAAATCATTAGCTCCACCAAATACAAGTATTTTCTTATCTGTATTTTTATAATAAATACTCTTAAACTTTTTTATCTTGTTTTCTGCATAGTCTATAATACTTTTACGATCTCTAATAGCTTTCCAAAATAATACTGCAGCTCTCTTCTCAGGCCCACTTGCAGTCTTGCTTTTTAGTATTCTACTTGCTTCGTTAAATGCATCAAACTGTCCAAGTTTATACTTATTATAGACAAAAGAGTTATTTACTTTTTTATAATCATCTCTTTCTGCCTTAGTTAGCTTAACCGGTATACAGGTAATCTTGTATGGACTTACAAATCCTAACTTTACACACCTATCTAGTGTAATTTTATACGCTGTTGGTGCCATTTTACTTAGTATATCTTTATACTCAAGCTCTTCTGGTAAAGTTGCAGTCATACATAATAGTTGTTTAGCACGATTATTTTCAAAGAACTTACGATATTCCGGGGACAAACCCAAATGTATCTCGTCACACACTACTATAGTATAGCTTTCACCTTCTAGTTTGTATGCACTTTGATAACAAAGAATCTCTACATTTTCCATAGACACCCCCCATTTCTCAAACTCTTCTGCAAACTGATCTTGCAATTGTACAGTAGGAACAAGTATTAAAGCAGTGCCCCCATCTTTAAGCGCATGTTGTACTGCTAACACACCACATCTGGATTTACCAAAACCTGTGCCTGCAATTATAGATCCAATAAAGTTTTGTCCTGCCCACGCATTTAAAGCAGTTTTTTGTTCTTTATCTCTTATTGCGTTTATTTTACTCATAACACTTTCCATAATGTAACTGTTCTATTAGTTTCTTTATCTTTAAATGTTCCCGTAGTTGTAACCATCCCCATATTTACAAGTTCTGTTACTCTACCTGTAACCCTGTTAATGTCCCATCCTAAATGCTTGGCAATCATTCTGTTAGTAGCACCACCTTTAGATTTTATTACAGAATAAACAGTTTTTTGTTTTTCTCCTATATTTTTCTGTGTTTGTTTTAAAGACTCTACTTGAGTCTGTCTAATTTTCTTTACCATACTTTTCTCTGTTTTTTTAATTTATACTTACTCATGTCATTTGCTTTCATTATCTCCCTATAATCTAAAGGAGGGATATAATGTGTAGGAGACTTAACAATTCTACTATAATCATAACCATTATATTTATAGCTTTTAAATCTTATCTCTTGTTTACCACTATATTTAAAATAATGATCAAACTCTATAACTTTAGACGCTTGTAGCTCATCTAGTTCTTTTTTTTGTTTAAGTTCTGCTATTAAATTTTTAACTTTATCGTTCATAATTATTATTTTAGTTTACTCAGGGACAGACAATAGTATTAACTTGCTTGGCAAAATCGCCTTTATGTCTGCCCCCTTGTATATATTATATGAGCGAGGTAAACATTTAATA